GACTTGATATTTCAGTACTGTCTACAAGATATCTATCCATGTCTAAATTAAATAATTTAAAATCAAATCCAGCAGCTTCGATTGCTGCTTTTATAATACTACTTGTTCCAGGTTTGCAGTAACATAAAACAATTGACGGAGTATATCCTAATTCGTTTACACTTCCTTGTTGTTGACTACGCATCCATAAAGGAACAAAACTTCTATTAGTAGCTCCGATTGATCTAATTCTATCTCTCATATTATTAATATTACTGATATATCTTTTACTATCTTTGTTTAATGATACATCAATAGCATCAGAGTCTGCTTTTATAGTATTTTCATATTTGGGGCGAAGTTGAAAATTATTACCAAAGCCTTCTATAATTTTTAAAATATTATCTTCTGTTCTTCCGTCTAATTCTATTCCTGTACTCCAAGTTAATGATAATTCGCCACTTTCTCTTGTTTCGATATTAAAATCTTCACCTAGCGTGATTACAACATTACCATTTCTAGTATTAACAGAAAATGAAGGTTTAGTTTCATAATCGTAAAACATATTTTTTGGATCATTATTTACAGAATCTATAGTTATATTATTTTTAGTTTTTATGTCAATACTGTTTCGAGTTCTACCTTCTGAAGTATCGCTAGGATCTATTACATCTAAATAAACAACTTCGTATACAACTTCATTAGTTCCTTCACGAGTTGCTTCTGCTGTTTTAAGTTCACCTATTCTATATTGTTTTCTTTTATGATTTTTCGCTGTTGCTGCTACAAAATTATCAATGGATTTATTTTCAATTCCGTAGTACACAGGAACTTTTATATCAGTTTGTATACCGAAGTTAGGATCTCCTGGTCTATAAATATTTTGCGGAATAAAAATTTCCGGATTAGAAATAAGGTTTGTAAATTCTCTTTTAATATCTTCTTTTAAGAAAGGCTTTAAGTATACATTGCTATATCTTATTATTTCAGGATCTGTAACTGTAATTGAAAATTCTCTTTTTGCAATACTATATTTGTACTGATCTTCGGCATTTACTGTAAATTTATATTGTCTATCAATACTAGTTTCAGTTCCGTCAAATTGAGTTTTATCATTATCAAATGTAGTTAAGCCTGTTATTATGTAGTTAAATTCTTCCCAATATGCTTCGTCAGTAGAAAAGTTTCCTAATGTACTACTTAAATGCGAACTTATAGCTCTATAAAGTATGCCATTGTATTTAACAACTTGACCTGCTGTATAATTTCTTGCCGGTCTCCACAGTCCGTGATATACGTTTTGTCCGTAAGCATTAACTCTTCCAACTATTTCGCCATCGTATGTTAATTCTAATCCTGGAGGCAGTCTTCCTGATGCTAAACTATATAAAACACCTGCATTTGTAACATTTGTTGTTGCTTCGACTCGTAGTACACTAATAGCATTAGAATTTAAAATACCTAAATCACTTGGAGTTACCCATACAGTTTCGGAATTAATTTCTCCAAGTATTTTAACAGTAAATGTTTTTAAAGACGAAACATTGTTATCTATATCGTCAGGAGTAAATCTTGTTGCTTTAACTGTAAATGTATAATCTTTAGTAACTTCTGGCTGATAAGGAACCCTACCAGCAATTTCACCATTAGACAAATCTATATCCATACCAGGCGGCAGTGTACTTACAGTTTCAGGAGTAATAACTTCCCATTCAGCTGGTGTAATAGGATTAGGTTGAGTTCCGTTAAAACTATCAGGACCTCTTCCGCTATCTATAAACTTAGGCAATGTTCCAGTAATTTCATATCTACCGTTTGTAATTATTTCTCCAGTAGATTTTAGTCTATATGTTCCTGGATTAGTGCTTTCAACGCTATAACTAATAAATCCTACAGATGTATTTGTGTCAATAACATCAAGCTGTAGTGTAATATAGTTGTTTGCACGTTTAATTCCTAAGTCACCTGGAGTAATCCAAATAGGTGTACGTAAATTTGTGTTGTCTGCTGTAAACGTTCCTGAACCAACTTGTAATATCGTGTTATCTGCTCTAAAAAAGTCGTCGCCTACAACAAATATTTTAAACGTTCTTCTTGCAATAGTGTCACCGTCAGTGACATTTACTGTAAATTCATAAAATCTATTTAATTTTTTAGGAGGACGTTCTGTATAACTAAAGTCCCAAACTGCTGTATCATAAAAGAAGCTATCAAAACCGTTTGAGCTTCGTATGCCAAAATCATAACCGCCAGATGTTAAATCATATGGGCTTGTATCATAAAACCCACTTGCAAATATTTCGCCTTTTTCGATTGCTAATAACGGATCAACTATTCCTATAATTCTACCATCTGTTGTAAGCGATGTTCCGGGAGGTAACTCACCGTCACCGTCTTTCATAAAAAATTCTAAAGTTTGTCCGGCAGTAATATCGTCATCAGTAGCAATTAACTGAAAATCTATAGGACTGCTGTCTAAGATATAATACGTATCGTTATTGCCAACAGGCAAATCTCCCGGGGGAGTAACCCAGATCGGTTCGTCCGGACCTAATACTTTTATAGTAAATGTTCTATCTTCTAAAACTTCAGCCGTTGAAGCTCTTAATACAAATCTATAATCAGTAATTCTTGGAACTTCTCTAGGAGTTCCAACTATAGATGTTCCGTCAATTCTGAGTCCCGGAGGAAGTTTACCACTGATAAGTGATATGTTAGAAGATTCTAATACAGGTAACATTACTTCTGTAGTAATGTTTTCTTCTACCGTACTTAATAATGTGTTTGTAGCTTGTGTCCACAGTAATGCCATAGATTTTTCCTTCTATAACATATTTATCGTTATCATGCCGGTTCTAAAAACCCAAGGTCGACTGTGTTAGATCTATCTTCTGGATCAATTACGCCAAAATCAATATCTATATTATACATTATATATTGGAGTGCATTTGTAGATGTTTGTCTGATATTACCAAAATCAAATCCAGATAAGTACGGTCCAAATTCTCTTACATCATAACCAAAAACCAATCCATCAATTGGTCCATTAAATTGATTTGCAGTAATTGTACCTGCACTAACGATATCATTACTGTTTGCATCTAATGCAGCTGATAGTGTTGGATTGCTATCTCTTGCAACAATGTTTTGTGTATCTAATTCTACAGTTAATGTTTGCCCAGAAACATCAGTAACTATACCGTTACCTCCGATTAAATTCATACTTTGACCACTACTAATAGTTAATGATCCATTGTCAGCAATAATTAACAGTTCGTCTAATGCGTCATCTACATCAAAAACGATAGTAGAATTTGCTTCTGTAACTGTAATGTTAGTTCCGCCTACTAGTTTTTTAAATTCTGCTGTGTTATCTGTTTTTCCTGCAAAAACTCCAACGCCGATTGAACCAATGTTTTCAAATTGTGTTTGTTCAATAGTTCTTAAATCTAAATCTTCAAAGTTGTCGTTTACTTTAATAAATGCTTCACGGAGAGCATCACCAGTTCCGTCATTTGCTATTGTACCTGTATTAATGTATGTTATTGCCATTTACGTCTCTCCGTTTATGCTAGGGCGCCACCTTGCGCTTGTATCCATGCTGCTATTCTGTCGATTGCTTCTTGTGTTGTAGTAGGCGCTGCTCCATTCCAGTTTGCAGGAACGGATGCAGTGTATCCTATTGAACCACCTGTTAAGCCAGTTATTACAGAATTACTAAAATTGATGTCGGTTAAATCTGATATATTTAAACTAGTTCCATTAACAAAACTAACAGTATTACTTCCACTACCTATATTAATACCGCCAGTGCCTATGTCTTGTATGCTCATTATTCCTGAGCTTCTTAAATTTATGTTGGCAGAGTCAAGAGTAAGAGTTGTACTTGATATTAATTCCGGAGTATTTACTTGTGCAAAGGTTCCTGAAATAACACTTGCTGGAATAGTGTTATTAACTGCATCAACTAGCAGTGTTGAATCATCACCAAACACACTACCGTTTACATCACCTGTTAAGGCTGCAAGTCCTGTTACTGCTGCACCTGAAAAGTCTATTAACGAATTGTTAGTAAAATCTATTTTACCACTTGAACTTGTTAATACTAAGTCATTTGAAGCTTCGATTGTAATTCCTTGTGTTCCTGCAATACTAACTGTTGTTGCATTAGGAATATTTACAGGACCACCAGTTAACACGTCAATACCATTTGTGCCGTTAAGTGTAATTTTACTAGAAGAATTAAAGTTATTACAATTTAATTCAGTAGTAGATATAATATTTGCATCTAATGTATTAATATTAATACTTTTTCCGATACCGTCAATAATTACAGACGAGTCGTCTGCAAACACGCTACCTGTTAAGTCGCCAACAACTTGATTGAGTGAAAGACCTGTAACCGATGCAAATTGAAAATCAACATCACCTCTAATTACGAGCTTGTCTACATCATATAACTCTGTTCCAGTCAATGTATTTAAAAGTCTAAACGATGTAGATCTGATAGTTAGATATGTATCTGTCTTTATGTTAAGGTCATCTGTTGCAACTAAGTTAAAATCAGGAGCATTTAATATGTTAGCATTTATAATGTCAGTATTCACAGTAGCAACATTAAGTTCGTTTGCTAAATGATCTACAATTATTGAACTATCGGCTCCGAACACACTACCTATTAAATCACCAGTGTTTTTTAGCTCAACCGTTAGTGTTCCTCCAGCAACTTCTTCTCTTGAAATATAATCAGGAACATCAGATAAGTCATTAAAAGAACCGGAAGTAGCAATATTCGATAATCCTGTAACTTGTATAGGCAAAATACTAATTTGATTGTTTGATACAAAATTAGCATCGTTTGTTAATTGACTTGTTCTTGATGGAATAAATGGCTTGTTAGTTACATCTGCCCAATCTGCTCCTATACTAGTTGGCTTATTTGTTAAGTCATTATAGTCGCCGCTAAACAGCGTAGGTTTGTTTGACAAATCATTGTAATCATTAGTTTTTGCAACTTCTGCTATAATACCACCGTCAATGCTTATATTCTGCGCACTAACAGTATTAACAGTAAGCGTTCCAGTAGCAGTAATATCAATTGCATTTAATATACTGCTACCAGTTAAGTCTAGATTGTCACCTGTTGGTAGTTCTTGTAGGCTTTTACCTGTTGAATCAAAAACTAACGGAAATTTATTTGCCATTCTTTTATTCCTATTTTACATATTTATCGTAATTAAGATTTGCCTACTAATACTTCAACAATTCCTTTATCACTGCTATCTTTTGCTTCAACTGCTTTACCAATTATTGTACCATACTGTGGATTGTTATCAACAATAGCATACCCTGGTATTGCACTTGTTACAAGTATATCACCTTTAGATACCTTACCAAGAACTTTACATGGAACACGACCTGTTAGTGCTACACCTACAACATGATCGCCTTCTAGTGCGCTGTTCATTAAGTGTGCTGGATTAGTTGTAACTACCCCAGCTACTCTACGATCACCTTTAACATTAGTTACAGTAACTTCTGCGTCACCACCGAGAACTAAAACTGTTCCAGCTTCGTAGTCTGCATCTGCTAGATAGTTTTCAGCTAAGTCAGCGTATTTTGCAGTTGTAGCAGTACCTGAGAATGTGTCACCATATACTGTGCTCCACCTTGATGTTGAACTACCTAGGTTTCTTGTTCCTGATGGTATAATATTACTATCTACTGAACCAGTAAATGTAATAGTATCTGCTGAGTTATTTCCTAAATCAATATTACCGTCAACTTCTAAGTTACCATCAATCTGTACGTTACCATTGGTGCTTATGTTACCGTCAGTACTAATTGATGTACCAGTGGATCCATAACCGCCGCCAAATGTTGCACTAGTTGCTACACCAAGATTTGCATTAGTAGTAATTTCTCCGGTAACTCCTAGCGTACCTGCAACAGTAGTATTACCAGTTGTACCGTCTACTAAGAATGCTTGGTCAGTACCGTTAGCTTTCTTAACATCAATATTGCCTCCTGCTGTAATATTAAGACTGCTATTTGTATTAATATCATTGCCTGTTACAGTAAGTGAACCATTGATAGTTGTTGCATTTGATTTTACTACTATTCTTTCAGTACCGTTAGCAATTAACAAAATAGTATCATTGGCTGCATTTGTAAATCCAGTTCCTGATCCTATGCTAATACCACATGAAGATGCACCTTTTTCGTTTGGTGTTTCGATAAAAGATGTATATAACCATCTTGTTGCTAGAGCACTTGTTTCTTCGGTAGTACCTGCTCCGCCACTTGATCCATAAGTACTATTTTCATGGAAGGAACTTTCACTAGATGCACCAGCAGCAATATCACCAACTTCTATAGTACCGCCTGTGTGCATTACTGGTTTGCTATTTCCAGTTGCTTGAAGAATAATACCTTGTGTAGGTGTTTTAAAAGATAGTACGCCGCCGACTTCGCTGAGTACTTCGTTTGTACTTGCGCTACCAATAATAAGTGAGTTAGCCTGTATGCCACCGCCAGAAGTTCTTCTAGCTATAGTATTACCAGCTGAACCTATACTAATCGGTGTAGTACCGTATATGCCGTCTTCTTGTTTTACTAAAACACTACCTGATAAGTTAACGTTAGTATTAACTGTAATTACATTACCAATTGTTCCTGACAGAGAACCTGTTACAGAACCGTTAGCAAATACTGCTGGTAACGATGTGACTGAGTTAATTACATTTACTACATAAATTGAACGTTCTTGGAATACACTACCTTGTACAGTACCTTGTGTTTGTCCTTGTGTTATAACTTCGCCATCTATTGCATTTACTGGTGTAGCAAAATTTAATTTTTGACCAGTCAAAGTAACAATGGTAGAACTTTCAAAATCTCTATCTTCAAGACCAGTACCTTGTTTAATAATATTTTTAAACGGAACTGCTTCTACATCTCCAATTTCAAAAACTGTACCAGTACCGGTACCTGCACCATTAGCAACAAATATTGTACCTGCATTACTATCAGCTGCTCCAATTGTTGTAAAGTTCGAGTTACCTGGATCATTAATAGTATATGTTCGTCCTACCACAAGTGCTGTTATGTTAATTGGCGATCCGTCAGTTTCTCTACCTAACACACTGTTTGCAGGAATTTGAGATAGTCTACTAGTGTCAACACTTCTTGGAGCTCTGCCAATAAAGCCTGTATTTTTTACATCAGTTACTGTAACTCCTAAAGCAGACTGAGCTGTTTCTTGTCCATTTGTAAATGTAGTTTTGTTAAGAATATCTGAATTAATTTGGAACTCATCACCTGTTCTAACTACTACAATAACACTGTTTGTAACATTAGCTACTACTTCACCAACTGCTGTTGTCCCTTGATAGATATACTCTCCAGCGGATGCTGTTATGTTTCCGCTTACAGTTAGCTGAACTTCTTCTGTAAAACTCTTGCTATCAAAAACTGCAAGACCTCTACTGTCTTGACCTACATCATCTCCAGATCCATATAAGCCTGCACTAGTATCTAGTACGCCTGCTCTATTTAACAGTAGTTTACTTTGTGCTATTGCTGCGTTTGGACTAATTTCTGCGTTTTGAATCACTTCTTGAGAAATTTGGAAGTCAAACTCTGCAATAGGACCTGCTGTTGCATCATCTAATGTACTTTTAATTCTATTAATAGTATATTCAATGTCACTACCTACTGTATTTCTAGCATTTGCAATTTCATCGAATGGTCCTCTTAGAATTGTAGCAGACACATCAGCCTTTAGTGCTGTGCCATATACTTGCTCTAAATTAAAGTCAGCACTACCAGGCGCTAGTTCATATGTAATAATAACAATATTATTACCTGGTTCATTTTCTCCAACAATAGCATCTGTAGTTTGTATAATATCCTTGATTGTTGCATCAATAGTTCCTGTACCATCTGTAATTTCGTCATCAACTTCAAATGTATCAGTACCTGATGCATCTACAGGAACAGTAATTAGAGCTTTCTTCAATCCTGTATAAATTACAATATCGCCTGCTTGTTGATAATTGTATCCTGCAGGAGGTGTTTCACGTAATGAATCAAAACTATCGTTTGCAAGTAATTGTGTATCTACATACGCCTTTGTTGCAGCGTCTGTATTACTAGTCGGTGTCGCTAATTGCTTGATTTGGAAGCCGCCCATATCTAGATCGTTTTCCATTGCTGCGGAACCGCTTAGTGGTAAAAACCCTGGTCCTAGTCTATCACCTGGAGGAACTAGTTGATCAGTTTTAGTTCTACCTAAGCGTTTGTTAATGTATTTGACAATAGCACTTTCAACTGGTACTGCACTATCAGACTCGTCAACCATTTCGTCATCAATTGAAAATTCATCAACGGTAACACCTTTTCTAAATCCAAGTTCAGTAGCACCAGTAATACCAATTTCACCACTAAATGTAATTTTACCTTGTGCTTGGTCAACTGCAAAGAATTGTCCAACACGGAAGAAACCATATTGGTCAGTTGACATCCAGAACACACGCCCTTTACGTCTTTCCCAAACTTGTGCTGATGTAGCATTTGGAGTATCCGAGTAGAACGGTGCTAAGTCGTTAACCGGATCACCTAAAATAACATTTGGATAGTTTGAATCGTTAAATGATCCTGTACCAATTTGTGTAAAGTCATGTCCAGTTGCACGACATAATGAAATTTTAACAGTAATTTCTGCTGTGCTATCGATAGGTAAGCCTGCATATAAGATTTTATCGTTCGTTAAGATTCCTGTGCTTAACCCTGTACCACCTGCTGTAAGATCAGCTACGGGCATAGGGTCAATACTAAGAAGTCCTTGTCCATTGCCGCTAGGATCTGTACTACCTAAATCGGTATATCCTACAATCTGGTGTGTTCGACCTTCGTATGTAAAAATCATACCCCCTGCATAACCTGTTGTGTTTGCTAGGGTTGGAATAGTTGTTACGTCACCAATGCCGTCACTTACAATATCAAACAATGTAGCTGCACTAGTTGCTGCTCCTGCTTCTGCTGCACTACCAGTTGTGTCTTGTGTGTAACCATTAGCATTTGCTGTACTCCATGCTACTCTTGGTAAGATATAACTTTCGATAATTTCTTTTGCTTTATCGATTGCAGCGATTGTTTCGGCTGTTTGTGATCCGTCGTCGGGTAGTTGTAATACTGTTCCTACATAGTACTTGTTAGCATTTTGTACAGTATTTGCATTACCACCATAAAGCAAGTCCATTGCTACACCACGTACGATAAGTCCAGTATCTCTATAACATTTTCTTTCGTCATATGTTCCAGCAAATCCTGGAAGAGTGTTTACAAATGCAACTACTTCTTCTTGTACATAACGCAAGTTACGTGCAATCAAGTCGTGTGCATTAGGATACAGTGTAACACCCGGAGGTTGGTTTCCATAAATGTCGCGAGTTATACGTTCTTCAATAACTGCATTAAAGTCAGGAACATCGTCGCCATTGATTAGAATAGCTATCGAAGTATCGCCTTGCGCACCGCCTTGTCCGCCACCTAGGTTTGTTGAATCTGTATAAAGTTCAATAAAGTCATAAGGTTGATTGAATGTAGTTTGTACACTTGTAGTACCTAAGTCGTCACCGAAGTTGTTTGTACCTGAGAATGAAACTGATCTGTAAGTAATATCGTCTGTTTCATCAAAGTTAACCGCAGTACTTGGACGTTCAACAATATTTCCTTTATCTCTAACTTTATCAAAAATGTGTGTTTCGGATGATCTAAATTCTACATATGTTCCGTCTGCTAGTGTATCTTGTAGTGTATTAAAGAATTCTCCGTTTTCACCATTTGTTGTACCAGTCAACTGTAATAGATAAACATCATCGTTATATACTCCGCCTGTTGCTACTTGACTTGTTCTAGCAACAGCACCGATAGAATATCTTAATACACCTATTGCACCACCATGATCAATTTGTATAATTGCGTTAGGTAATGGAGGAAACTTACAATCTGTAAGAGCAATTTGTATTGCACCTTGTAAGTTAGTATTGGTTCCTGAATTATTATATGTAATTGCTTTACCTGGGAATACCATATCATAGCCGTATGAAACCTGATCTGGAATTTCGTTTGGATCAGCACCTTCAGCAACAAGACCAAAGTTACCATAACCGTTAGAACCGTTTAGTGAACGAATCTCTGAACCGTTTTTCGCATAGTACGCTGCTTGACAGTAGTATGTGAACATAGACACCATCTCAGAGAACGCACCATTGTTAGTAACAAGTCCATATCCTAAGTCGTTAATTTGTGTAAAGTCGTTACCAAGCATAGAACGGTTACCAGCTGTTTGCAAGTAAATTGTTCTACCAATATTACCTCTATTTTCTTCAAACTGTGTTTCGTCATAGCCGGCGCCGCTATTTGATGTTACATCTAAGTAAAGTTTACACCAGCCATTTGCTTGGCTATAATCTGATATAGCGTTAACTTGGAAACGTCTACCTTCTACATAAAACGGACATGGTAACTGTGGTTGTCTAATAAACAATCCTTGCCCTTCTTCAGAACGTACCCAAATTTCAAAGTTATTTGTTTTACCACTTTCAGGGCTTCCTTCGCCTGTTGGGTCGATTGTTTCTGGAACGTATACTGGTAAGTTTCCTGCATACGCATCAACAAACATACCACCACCAAATATTTTTTGGTTTCCTTTTGATTTACTAAAACTAGATCCAGTTTGGATATATGGAGATTTAGTTAGAATTTGTCCATCAGGGTCAAGTACAAGCAAGAATCCGCCGTGTCCTTGAACTGTTAAGTTACGTAGGATAGTTGCATCGTTCATCAAGAACGCATCCATTTCGTCGTTGCGCTTAGGTGGATTGTAGTTAACATCAAATGCAAACACAATTTTATCAAGTAGAGTGTTAACAATGTTATTTGAGTTTACTTCACCTGTGCCATATTGAAAGTCTGGTGCTTCGTAATCAGAATCTAATGGATCTTGTAATATATCATTAGCATCATATGCACCGGCTAATAACCTTTCAGCAACATAACCTATTCTTAAAATTGCTGCTTTTGTTGCGTTTTCTTGTCCGCCAAATCCTCCATTGTTATATTGTAAAATATAACTATCATAGTATTCGCCTTGAACTTCTGTCGAAAACTCAGCTCCTCCACGTACAAGATCGTCACAGATTGCATCAATAACTAAACCTACATCTCTTCTACATTTCGAAGCATTGTAATTTAAAACAGTATTAGCACCGTTGTCGTTAAACACTAATATAGTAGAAAGCAGTCCAGCAAGATTACCATCTATACTTGATTTTGCTGCAAGCAATGCAGAATCACCTGGTGATAATAACGGATAATTTTGTGAAGGAATATTTAGTAAGTTGTCATTTTCTATTTGTGTGTATAAAATATTAATATACGCATTTAAAAGTCCCACTTCTGTTGATGTAGCAGGGCTATTTGATGTGTTTTGACTTTCGCTATTACCTGTTGTCGGAGTAACACTATTTTCTAAAACAATATCTTCAATTACAGTTTTTAAGTGAGTTAATGTTTCAAGCGTTTCTTCTCGAGTTGTTATTTCTAATCTAATAACATCATATATAAAGTAATCTTTTGCAAGTTCGACAATAGCATAATTTCCGCCATATAGTATATCATGAGTTAATGCGTCAACTATATTTCTATAGTCTCTCAATCTTATATCTTCGTCAATATATTTTCTAGGTGCAATTGATTTTAAATACGCTAGTGCTTCTTGTGCAATAAATTCTTTGTTTGCTTGAAGTTGATCTCTAGCATTTTCACTATTTACTGAGCTACCTTCGAAGGTAGTAAATGTGATAGGATATGTTGCGCCAGTGTCAGTATCCATAACGCCGTTATTAATAATATTAATAATTTCGTCAAACTTAGCATCTGCTAAGTTACCAACATTTGCATATCCTGAAACAATTGATTTTGCTTCAGTTAATGCTGCTACCCAAATATCTTTCAATTTTTGATCTTTATAGATAGATTTGTCTCTTTGGAATTTTAATCCTAATGACGTTGAATGGTATGATGATCTTAAAACAATGTCATATGTAATACCATTTAAAATATTTTCTAAATCTGCACTAAATTGATCTTTATCATAAAGTATGTCGTTTACATTTTGATTGATGTAATTAATAATTTCTTCTTGGATAAATGCTTTGTTTTCATTAAGAATAGCTGCTGCATTAACATATTCGCCAGCATTTGTTACTGGAAGTCCAACGTTTAAAGGCTTTTCTGGATTTGACAAATAGTGGAAGCCAAAAAATCCTTGTAACTCGTCTGTTTGGTTATAGAATCTAGCACCTTTATCTGCAACAGTGATCCCGTCAAAATCTGCATCACGATACATATATGTGTTTGCCCACGGAGATTGTGACACACGTCTCTTAGGTCTTACAATCACACGTCTAAATTCGTCACCCTTAATAGACACATTTGCCGAAACTTTAATTGGATAGTCTTCTTCGTACTGTCCTGATTCAACAAAAATTGTAATTTGTTTCTTATTAACAAAGTTACCGTATTCTAGATCTTCATTAGCGATAAAGTCTTTAGCTTTAAGCAAGTGTACTTCGATAACATCAAAGGTACCTGTGCCGTCTGGATTTCCTGGTGCAGCTTTTGCATAATAGTTTACAATTCTACCTTGTGCTTCTGATATTTTACCAACTACTACTTTACCTGGAATAATATCTCTATTTGTATCAGTCGCTTGGTCAGTTGATGCATTAGCAGCACCTGGATCAATATAAATGTAATATGTTTTACCAAAGTTCTCAACCTGACCAGCATCAAGTCCTTCAGTCATAATTTCGATTAATAAGTCAAATTTATCACCAACACCTGTTCTTGCTGGCGCTGTTGCATCTGATACTCCGATAAACTGTTGCTCGTCTGTTTGATAGAATTGTCCGACAATGCCACCGGAATCATAATCATCTAATACAATAGTATCTACTGGGAATTCTAAATCTTTATCTGTAAAAATCTCAAATTCTGTAGTTGAAAGTACCTTTACATAATAAAAATTGTCATTAAGTTCAGTTGGACCTACAATACCTTCTGGTTTTATAATGTTACCTGTAATTAATCCATGTGGTGCAGTTGTAGTAATCTTAGCAATCTGCGCTGACGAAATGTCATCAATTGGTGTTTGGTTAAACGGTCTGTTTAATAGTATTGCTGCAACAACATCTTTAGCATGTTCAATAGCATCTACAGTTTCAACTACCTGTCTAGTAATAGCAATACGTCCGCTTGCATTTGCATAATAACGTTCGCCTGCTTTCCTTGTTAAGGAGTTAGCATTGTTTAGTGTATCACTAAAACTTTTAGCTATATCAAACGAAATAGCATCTAATATTAAACCTGTGTCTCTATCACAAGTTTCTATATCGTAATCAAAATCAGGATATTTAAATGCTAAGTAAGCCCTAACTTCTGCAATAATAAAGTCTCTGTTTGCTTGTATTAAATCTTTTGCAAGTGTAAATTGTGGCAGCGGATTGTTAAAGTTTGCTGTGTCAACAACAGCATTATCAACACCGTCATTAATTGTAATTGTTTGGAAGTAAGGACCAGGCTCTGCTTCTGATGCACGTATCATTTCTTCAGCTCGTCGAGCTGCGGCATTAATACTTCCGTATGCATAGTTAAATGATGTACCTTCTTTACCTGAAGGCACACCTTTCATAGTATCATCACCTTTTGTACTTACAAATAAATTATCTTGTGCTGAATAAGAAGTGTTGTCTACATAATATTTTGTAGCTGCTTGTAATTCTTCTGGAACGTTTGTAAGTCCTGCAAGTTCACCTGGGCTATCATGTAAAATTAATGGCCCTGACATTTTATCGCCTTGTCTACGAACTGCACTCTTACGTGGTATTGCTTCGTTTGCTAGGAAAAATCCTTCTAGTGTAGGATCATAACCGGTGTCAACAAATGAGTGTTCATCATCACTAGCAATAATACCTGTAACAAAAATTTTGTTTAATTCTGCATCATTTTGACTTTGTACTTTTGCGTCTTCTCTAGTTTCATGTACACTTAATTGATCTGCTGTAGCATAACGTAAGTAATATACTGTGTTAGTAATAAGTCCTGTTGGATCATTATCTTCAGCATTAAATCTATATTCAGCGCCATTAATAGTTCTATCAAATCCGTGACTATTAATTACAAGATTACCATTAGCATAAGAATCAACAATTAGTGTATACTCTGAAGCATCTGCAGGTTCGTCTTGTAAACGTACTGGCAAATCACCTGCAATATATCTTCCGTCTGCATAGCCTTTTGTAATTACAAGATCGTCAATAGTAACACCAGGTAAACCGTGTGCAGAGTTAAATGCATTTACTGCTTCTTGTGATATAGATTGTGAACTTAATGCGATTGGTGTAATATTAGCATCGCCTTGTCCTCTAGCATCAAGTGGACCGCCAAGTGTCGGAGTCAAGTCTTGGCTTACTTGTCTAAAGTTAGTTCTTAAAATTATCTTATCTCTAGAAGGTGTAACGGATATTAAAACACTATCTACATCACTTGGATTTAATGCTGAGTCACTAGCAAATTCTGCTAAATCAAATGCAGTTGCTCCGTCGTTCACTAACGGAACTGTAGTTGGTATTAAGTTGTCTGGTGTGTCGCCAAGTGTGGTAAAACTAATTTGGCCACCTTCTCCAAATACAGCATAAATCTCATTAAAGTTTTCGTTTACTTTACGAAACGATTCACGTATGCTATCACCAGTGCCGTCATTACCCTCAACACCAATATCAATTTCTTGTTTAGCCATTTAAATTTGCTCCAGTTATATTATAATGGAATAGTATCCATATTAAAGTTTACGCTAACACCACATCCACATGCAGATTGCGCATTAGGATTTCTAATTTCAAAAGTAGATCCTATTATGCTTTTTGTGTAATCTATTTCAGTTCCGATTAAGAACATAATTGAATGCTTTCCTATTACAAAATAAGAATCATTGTCAGTTTTTAATATTTCGTCACCTTCTTCTATTTCTTCAGGAGACATTATCATGCCCCAATCATATTCGAATCCGGCACATCCTCCGCCTTTAATGTTTAAAGTAATTGCATGGCACGAATGTTCTGTGCAAAGTGCGTCAATTTGTGTTTTTGCAGCGTTAGTTAGTGTACAAATATCCATATTTTGTCATTCCTTACAGTTATTTATCGTATGATTTTATAATCTTAATGTAAATATAGTTATGTATATAAAAGAATATAAGGTTAAAACCAGGCATACAAGGGTTAGTAAAACCGGCAAGGAACACCTCTACAAGCGTGAATTAACTATGTGTGTGTTTAGATGTGATAATTGTGATATAGAATTCGAACGTCCTAGAGGAAATATAGACCCTAAACGTCTATCAAACTCTTATTTTCATGTTTGTAGTAACTGTGATAGCAAGAAATTTGCACAAAAAAAGGGAGTAGAACAAAAGCAAAAATGGAAATTATCTGCTAGTTCTGATCTCCCAATTAGTAAACTTTAAATACTAAGTTCTTTTAACAAACGATCTTTCATATTTTCGTCAATACAAACTACACCCTTAACTGGCATAGGTCTACCATAAACTTCAAGAAGTTTTTTAACATAACCCTGTACATCTTCCGGGTTTCTTGAGCTTATAATACACTCTTCGTAACTTGAAAATTGCGGTTCGGTAAACAAGTAAACTGGGTATTGTTCCCATTCCATAAAAAGAATGACTAAAAACCAGCTCATTCCTTTTTCCAAATAGTCCAAGCACCGTAAGCAATCGCGCCATACGCTGCTAGAGCTGCAATAGGTTTAAAAATTAAGAATGAAACGCCTGCTGCAACTAGAATAACACCATCTAGTGTAGTACGCTCTTTCAAACGAGAATTAATCCATTTCTGTATCATAATGTTTCTCCTTGTAAAATTATTTATGTAAATATCTGTATGTCAAAACTAGTAGCTTATCCGATGTTTGTTTCTCCTTTATGGATTATGACATATGACTCGCATAAAGACGAACAACAGTCATATATAGATTACATTGAAGAAACAGATAGAGAAACATATAACAAAGGCTTTCTCACTGAAGGAGAATTGCATAATAAAACACTATTCCAACCTTTAGTAGAAACTATATCTTTAATATCAAACACACTAATAGAAACCTGGGAACTAGAACCGCATATGACGCAACTAGGAATACAACAAATGTGGGGTAGTTGTACAATGCCCGGCGGATTGCTAATGCCTGTAGAAGTTCCTAATTCTTTTGCAACAGGCATGTATTTTGTTAAAACACCGCCCAATAGTGGTAATCTTTTAATAGATAATCCTAATAACAATATAAGTTATTATTCAAAAATGCACAGAAAAGAAGCAAACGAATTTAATGTTGAAAAGTTTGAAACTGTAACCCCTGAAGGAGATATTATTGTATATCCTGGAAATTTGAAGTCTATGCAAACTACTAATGAAAATATTAACGAAAATAGATATGTAATTTATTTTAGTTTAGCCTTTGTTAATTGATCCATTAATTCTGTTGGTCCATAACGTAAATTTATATCTTTGTATAAATTGTGGTTATATTCTAATAATGGCAGCATGTCTTGATATATTTTGTGATGTTCGTCAATAGTTTTTTCTGCTAATCTATCAATTTGTTCTTTAATAGAATTAAAACGTTTGTGGTGATCAGTAATAGTATCATAAGATTCGTCTATATAATTATCAAATGTTTTAAACCCAAAACTTTTTAAAGATTCAAGAGTAAACGGTAGTCCTACAACTATAAATGGATGATAAAATAAAAACGATTTTAAAACTTTTTCAGTCCAGCCAACATAAACGTCAGAATAAAAATCACGTTCGCCGATTAAACTCCAATAGCTGTTTTGATAGAATGTGCTAGGGTCGGGTAGATGCTTTACATTATTTGTATCATCTAGTCTTAAAGGTAAAATTTCTGTTAGGGTATTAATTTCTTTAGGAGTTAGCAACTCTAAATTATCTTCTAATATGTCATTATTTTCTATATTGTGTAATTCTATATAATCGCAACTAACTATAGATTTTTCTAATAAATCTTTTTCAGCTAGATAACTTACTAATTTTAATCTGTGTGTCCTTGTCTGTCTGTTTAACGATAAAAATATATTTTCTCTTTTTTCTAGATTAACACTAAACGGGTTTTGTACTTTAATATTGTCGTAATCTTTATAGAGTAAATGAAAACTAAAGAAGTAAACATTATCACCAAATAAATTTTCATTGCTAGAACAAATAGCGTAATCTATACCTAGAGATATTATATAATCTACTTGTTCTTGTGTTAGCAATCCTTCATATGTGTCGTCTACCACTAAAAAGTCGTTAGGCTTAAACTCGATACTTTTTAGTCTATCAAAATTTAATCCTACATTTTCAAAAAACAAAATACTGTTATCGCTTATGTTGTCTTCATACAAAAAGTTTATAGTCTTTAAGAAACTCCAGAGGCGAGATGATGTTATACCTTTTGACGGTATTAGTCCTTTTCGCAATACTTTAATCGGTGCCGGCGGCTTATAAATGTTCTTCATGAATTTTACCTTTCAACAATGCTTCTTGCTGAGGTTTTAATTTTGGATTTGCAGGACACATTGCACAAATAGGATGTGGTTCAAAAATATTTGTTACAAACCCTTGCAGTTCGTATTCACTGCAATCTATAGCTAGTCCTTTATATTTTAAATATTCTGTCCAATCATCGTCTGCATCTAACCCGTATTTTTTAGCATGTGTTTCTAGCATACTAATAGGAGGACATTTGTATAAACGATTTTTATAAATTATAGGATAGATATTTGCACTACATTTTGAATAACTGCTCTGTGGATCATTATCATTCCACGGTTTTAACACACCATTAATGTTGCGTCTATAATCATACCATCCACCTTGTGTAGGATCTGTTACTTCGAGTTCAACATCTTGATATCGCCATATATTATTAGGTTCTAGTTTCCACTCTAAATCTCTAATAATATGTGTCCTAATATTATCTTCAATTTTTTGTCTTATAGTAGGATTGGTATTATGAAATGTAATACTAAGTTTTGCAGGTTGTATATCTAATAGTACTTCTAACAGATTATTTCTTTTTGGTAAGAAAAATCCATTTGAATATACTTCTATTCTAGCATGATCAAAACATGTTCTGCTGTGTTTTAATATGTCATATATTTTAGGATGGATTAAAGGTTCTCCACCTATAATAGTAAAATTATCAGGATCAAGACGCTTACTCCAAGAAAACATATTTTCTTTAAGTTCTTCAAACTCTTCATGCCATGGATGGTCGTAATCAATAAAACGATCACAACCAGGACAAGCTAAATCGCAACTGGTTGTGATCATCCATTCTAGAAACGGTAAATGAAATCCTCTTTCATCAATCAAAATAGTTTTCCAAAGAGCCTTTGCGCTTTGTATCTAGTGTTACACAATGGAACCCTCCGCTTAGTGTACGTGCTTGGCGCATCGGTAAGCCGATAGTTTCAATGCCATGTTTATTAAGTTCGCGACGAACATAGTCTTGATTTTCATCAATAATAACTAGTTCTTCGTTAACACTTAGCATGTTCAACCCAATATACTTAGAGCAAGGACTTACGTTACCTTCTAAATTAGATCCAATATCTACAACTTCGTCTCCTGGGATATAAATTTTATCCCAGTCTTTAAAGATTGGAGGATACCAGTCTGGCGTACAACGATCGCCATTAAACAAAACTAGTCCAGGACGAAGTGGAATAACAGTTGAGTCAAAGTGAGAATAACTGTAAAACTTTTCAGCTAGATGTATACGATAGCCTCTTGGTTCTAGTATGCTTTTAAGCCATTTATATCCCCACATATTTCCTGAGTTAGAAACTTGATA